ATGGCGACACCCAGGCCAGCGACGATTGCCGCCATGGCTGCCATACGACCGAACGCTGAATACGGATCGCCGCCGCCTTGACCGAGAACCGCCGAGATACCCTTCGGCACCAGCTCGGCCAGCGTCATTGCCAGCTCTGCAGCGTGGAACACCTGCGACGCCGCCTGAAGCGCCTGATAACCCTTGCTCTGTTCTCCAAAAAAACCGGCTGCAGCGCCGGCCATGGCGCCGTACCCAGCAAGACGGTTTTTGGTGTCCCGCTCGTTCAGCTCCAAGATCGTCTTCTGGTACTTGATCTCGTCGAGTTCCGGCGTCCCACGCTGGGCCTCTGCCGTCGCACGGTGCTTTGCGATCTGTTCCTGGCGACGAGCGAAACCGTCGAGCGATGCCGTCATCTTCGAAATGGCGTCGCCGGCACCGCCGAATGCTTCGCGCAGCGCGTCACCGAATGTTTCTGCGCGTGCAGGGTCGAGAAACTGGTTCAGTTCATCAAGCGCCTTTTTGCTCGTTTCGGAAGCCTCTTGCTTTACAGTGCCTTCCCGTTTAGCCGCCGCCAGGTTGCGCAGTTCCTCCGCCTGGCGCCGGTACCGTTCGGCCAGCGCACTGCCCGGCTCGAGCGCGTCCAGTGCAGCGGCCGTTTGTTCTTTGAGCGCTGCAGTATCGTTCATGCGACCGAACTGCAAGTCCGCAAGCGCAGCCTTGCTCAACCCGATTTCTGCGTTCGCAAGCCGCTGCGCCTCGACCTGAGCCGCGATACTACTCAGTTCGGCATTGGCTGCCGTGACGCCCTGCATGTACAGGTCGTTGCTTGCTTGGGCACGATCGCGCTGCAACGCCGCCAGGTCGGTCTCGAGCTGGATGCCGCGGCTGACGCGCTCGACGCCGAGCTTCGAGATTTGTCCTTCGATGTCGATCTGCTGCTGCTGGCTGCCGATCTTCGAGCTGGTCAAAGCAAGTTGGCGACGTAGTCCAGCCTCGACACGATCCATGTCAGCAAGCTGTTTCGCAGCTGTCTGGCGCAGAGCGTCTTCTTCCGAAATCAATCCAGCATCCCGCTGGGCCTGGATTCGATCCAAGGCTCGCTGTGACAGCACATCCTCGACCTCTCCGCGCTTGCGCAGCGCGGTGATGCTGCTGTCAATGCCGGCGACGTAGACGTCGTTGTACTCGCGCCGAATTACCTTGAGGCGATCCTGGATGGCTTCTTCTGACGCGCCAACCTCGCGGCCCTGAGTTGTGGCCGCTGCCAACGCCATATCGCGCTGTTCCGCGCGGGTCAGCATGATCTTGCGTTTGTCTTCCCACTCGCGCTCCAGCGCTTGGAGTTTGGCCGCCGCCGCCTGATCTTCAGCTGCCTTTTTCGACGCGGCAGCCTTTTGGTTGATCCCTGCAATTGTGCGCTGGTTTGCAGCCAGCAGCGCCTGTTCTGCCAGCACGCCCCGGTCCTTAGACGGATCGTACGCCGCACCATCGCGCGACTTCCCAATCCGCTTGAGACGCTCAATGCGCGATTCCATTTCCTTGCTCTGCGCATCAAGCGCGGCCATCTGTTGCTGTGGCCCTTCCAGCCGGCCACCCGCAAACTCGACGATCGAGTCCCAAGCTTCACCCGGGGCTTTCTTCAAAGCGATCCAGCCCCGCTCCCAGGCGGACAGGGTGGCAAGGACTTTATCCTTTTGGCTGGCCACCCCGTTGGCATAGGCGTTTTGCGCGATGCTTGCAGCATCGATCATGCGGCCCTGCTCTTGCGCAGCCTTGACGGCGCGGTAAGTCTCCGTCGTCACGAAGCCGTATTGATCGCCCATGGCGCGCAGCGCAGTGAGCGGATCTTTGCCCAGCGCAGCAAATTCCTTCGCAGTATCTTCAACGCTCTTGCCGAGGATACGCTGCGCATCGACAGCGACCGTGCCGAACCTTTCCAGGTTGACGCCAGCAATTGCGCCGGTGCTGGCCAGTGCCGTCAGTGCCTTGGCGGACGCCGACTGGGAGCCATTGATCAGTTCCATGCTGTTGGCCATGTCGGACATCTGGCCGGCAGTGGTGCCCGCGATGTTGCCCGTCATGATCAGCGCGCGCGAATACTTGAGCGATTCGTCGTAGCCTGATTTGAACGCCAATGCGCCCGTGGCCACCAAGGCGGCCGTGACGGTGTACGGATTGATCAGACCAAGCACGGCTCCACCGAGCGCGCGCGCCGCGCCGCCGATGCTGCCGAACATGTCGCGCAGCTGACCGCCCTGTTGGAGCAGAACCGTCAGCGGCGCTTGGCCACCCTGCAAACTGACGATGATGTCGGTCATCTGCGCCGGAACGTTGCGCAGCGCGGCATTCATTGCGGCCGCCGACATGCCACCACCTTGCAGAGCACTATCTGCGGCGCGCAGCTGGTCGATAAAGGGTTTAGCACGGGTAGTTACGCCCATCTGCGCGGCCTGCAGCTCGAGCAACTGGATGCGCGTCTTTCCGATTGCCTGAGCCTGGTTTTCCAGTCCCTTGAGGAAAGAGTCTTGGCCGGCGCGCGCTTGCGCGGCTTCGCGCTGGGCTTGGGCCAGCATTCGTTCGCCGTAGGTGGCCTGCTCTTGAGCCAGGCGTAGGTCCCGCAACTTGGCGATCAACGGATCGGCTGCGCTTGCCGCGCCGACCTGCGCTGCGCGGTAGCGCTGCACTTCGTCAGTCGACAGCCCAAACAGCGCAATTTGCTCGCGCAGGCCTTGTAGAAATGCGTTACGCGATGCGTCCGCTTGAACAGATTCACGTTGGGCTAGCGCGGCTGCGCGCGCTGCAGCTTCGACTTGCTCCTGGGCCGCGCGCATGTGCTGCAGTTGCAGGATCAGCTGGGCGGCCTCTTGCGACGCGCCAGCCTGAGCGGCGCGGTATCGCAGCACTTCTTCGGTCGATTTACCGAACAGGGCGATCTGCTCGCGCAGGCCGGCGAGAAATGACTCCTTGTTGGCCTGTGCCTGGGCCAGTTCGCGTGCGGCCAGAGCTTGGGCGCGCGTCGACTCGGTGGCCTGCGTCTGCGCCGCTTCGACCGCGCGCAACTGGTTGAGATATGGCGTCAGCGACGCGGGGTCCACGTTGCGCTGGCGCGCCTGCGCTTCATAATAGGCGGCCGTGGTTCGGCCGCCCGCTTCCATCGCCATCGTGGTGCGCTGAATCGATGCGACGATGTTGCGCTGCGCAGCTTCCACACTTCGCGCGGCGCCTGCTGCGCTGGCGCCCGATTGTGTGATCGCTTGGCCTGCGCGCTGTGCGGCATCGATTGCCGGGCGCAGCCCAGCTTCGACACCCGAGGCATCTGCCACCACCCGAATAGTTGCGTTGTTGACGATATCGGTCATGGCGAGCCTTGAAAATAATTTAGCCCTGGTACGCGAGTGCTCAGGGCTATGGTGGGTGGTTCCTACTCGTCTCGGTCATGCATGGCCGTGAGCGCCGCGTACTCCATCGTCTGGATATCTCCTTCGAGATCGTCATAAGCCTCGGCCGACAAGTCCATCCGATCCATCTTGCGATGTAGCGGACCATAGTCGAGTCCGATGATGCCCATACCGCCAGCACGCCACTGCGTGCGCATGTAGGAGAACAGCACGAAGGCAGGCCAGTTCTCCGGCCAAACCTCGACCTCCTCGTCCGGGAAGTCTTCGGGCGTCAGGCACGCCGCTTCCATCTCGGCCAGGTCCTTTTTCGACAGGCCTGGCTTATACATGGACTCGGCGATCGCTCTTAGTTTCCCAGGCGGCCTTCATTGATGGCGGTGCGGTAGTCGTCCTTGATCGCGTCGGCCATGGCCGGCAGCGTGTCGACCAGCTCGGCAACGCCATGCTTGTCGAATTCAGCATCCAGGTTCCAGCTGTCAACGATCGACAGGATGTAGTCGACAGCAACCTTGGTCTGACGCGCAACGATCTCGGCCTGGGTCATCGTGAATTCCGGGATCGTCTCGCCAGCAGCCTTAGCCTTTTCGACGGCCGCCTTGAAGCGCTCGATCTCGACGTTCGCCTCGTCTTTCAGCGTGGCCTGGAACTTGTCAGTCAGCTCCGCCAGTTCGGTGCGGCTGCGGTACTTGAACGTCACTTCCATGCAGCCGGTCGAGCCGTCGAGCATGATGCACTTCACTTCTTTCTTGAAGCCGGTTGGACGCTTGCCGAGGACGATTTTGTTTGCTTTGGTTGCCATGATTTTTATCTTTCAGATGGGTATAAAAAAACCGCGAGGGGCGACCTCGCGGTTGGGAAAAAGCCCGCTGGTGCGAGCTGGCAAAACTTGTTACGCGGCGTAGCGAACGGGGCGGTTCTGCAGCGCGCAGCCGCCCTTGACGGCCATGACGTTGCCCTTGGCCATGCTTGGGGTTTCGTCGAACGAAATGTAGCCGTTGAACAGGATTTTGCTGCCGCTCGGCAGGTCGGCGCGGATAGCGGCGATCTTGCGCGAGTCCGCGATCTTCTTCATCGCGCCGTGGTGTGGCAACAGCGGGTCGTCCGCGATCGTCAACGCAAGACTCTGCGCGTTGTAACCGTCGGGCAGGTTGATGTCGTTCTCGTTTTCCATCAGGCTGACCGCGACGTACTTTGGATCGCCGCCGGACGGCTCGGCCGTCAATACCTGCTGGATCGGAACCCAGTTAGTGATTTTGCGCAGCGCGCCGGAGCCCATGCCGGCCGGGAAGAGGTTCACCTCGGTGGTGTCCATGCCTTCCAGCGTGACCGAGGTACCAGTCGCGGCCTTGGCACGGAACACGCGATTGGTCATGCGGCTCCAGCCGCCGACATACTCGAGGTAGTCGCCGGCGGCGAAGGTATTTGCTGCGGTGGCGAGGACCGTTTCCG